ACGCGTCAGAGGCCGGGGCCGGGGCGGGAATCGCGGCGAGGAGCTTTTCAGCGGACGCCGTGAGCTCCTCCGTGTTGCTGCCCTGCAGGAAGTCGGCCAGCGCGTCAGGGACGCGCATCGTGTGAATGACCTCGGCGCGGGCGAGCTTGGCCTGCAGTTCTGCGACCGTGGCGTCGGCCTGTTCGGCTGCGACCGTGGCGGCGGCCTTGGCTTCGTCGAGGTTGACGGTCAGGGCCGCGACCTGCGCTTCCAAGTCCTTGACGCGCGCGTCGGCGGCCTTGCGGGCGTCGCGTTCGGCACGCAGGGCCTTGACACCGCCCTCGTTGAGGGTTTCCTCAGCGGCGGCCTCGTTGGTGTCCGGCGTCTGGTCGGGCGTGGTTTCGGTGGGCATGAGTGGTGGTTTCCTTTCTCGAATCACTCGAGGGGACCGCCCGCGCCGTCGCGGCGCGAGTCGGTGGCTTAGCGGGAAGCGCGCAGGAGAGCGCGCATCCGGGTCAGTTCGCCGCCCGTGGCAATGGCCGCGTAATAGCGGGCCTCCACTTCGGCGGCGATCTTCGGGGTGAGGGGGTAGTCAGCGCCGCCGATCCGAGCGCCGCCGTGGCGCTCCTGAGCGGCGGGCGTCCAGGGGTTGAGGCCGTTTTGCGCGTCCTGCCAGTCGCGGGTGGCGACCGCGACGCGCTTTTCGGCGGCGGTCATGCGGCGGCCCTCATAGGTGGCCTCGTATTGGCCGCGCAGGGCGCCGCCGCTGACCTGCCCGCGCCCGGTGATGTATCCCTGGGCGCGCAGGGCCTCGACGGCCTGCTCGCGGTTCGGGTTCAGGCGGTAGATCGTTTCCGGGGTCATGCGTTTCTGGCCCTTGCGTAGGATCTGGCCTGCCCAGCCGTGTTTGCTGGTGCCCTCCGTGGTGAAAGCGCCGCGATACTTCATTCCGCGGCGAGCGTTGACGACCTGGTACATGTCGGCGCCGTCGCGGATTGCCTGAGCGCCTGCGTTCGTGAACACGCGGTTTTGCTCGGCTTCGCTCATGCGGTTGAATGCCTCGTATGGGTCGTCGATGAGACCCTCAGCGAACGCCTCGGCCTGGTCCGTGACCATGGTCGGCACATGCTTGCAATCGCACCTCGGGTGCCGCAGAAAACCCTGGTTCCACCTGTAGAACCTGCCTGCGAGGACCACGCACCGCGAACAGGACGGCGGGTTCAGCATCCGCACGTACCCGACGCGGGGCCTGGCTGCGATCTGTACGCCCGCCGCGCCCCTGCCCGCGTCCGCGATCTCCGTTAGGACCATCATCGATAGCTGGCGGCCCCCCGCCGCGAGCGCCTGGGCGGGTTCCATGCCGTCGGCTATGAGTGTTCGGGCGGTGATTGCGGGGGCGCGTAGGAGGGTGTCGAGGTTGCGTCCGTCGGCTGTGAGGCCTGCGAAGGCGTCGGGGTCTACGAGGCCGTCAGGGGTGGCCCATGTGCCTTGTTCTCCGAGTGCGAGGGCGCCGCTGACTAGGGCGCTGGTCGCTGCTGTGCGTTGGGCGTTGGTGATTGCGGCGGTGACGGTGGGGATGCGCTCGCGCCACGCGTCGGCGATCCAGTTGGGCCCGAGCTTGCGCCAGTGGCGGGTCGCTGTGGCGAGGGCGCGGGCTTCCTGTTCACGGACCAGCCCGTAGTGGTGTTCAATCGCGGGCGGGATCGATGCCATGTGCGGCGTCCAGGTCGTTGTCGGTTAGCGCGGGGGTGGTCTTTTCCAGCAGTCGCAGGAGGTCGGGGTCGGTTTCCTCCTCGCGCAGATATGCGCGCTCCGTTGCCTTGCGGGCATCGTCCCACCCGAGCTCGTCCCACGCGCCCTCGCGGCTAATCAGGGGCTTGCCGCCCGCGAGCTTCTGCAGGGCGTCAGCCTTCTGGCTGAACGTGGGGGTCGCGGGGTCGTGCCAGGCAACATTCACGGCGCCCATGGGGACGGTGTGCCCCATGATGCGGGCGGCGATTGTGAGCGCGCGGGACAGGGCCGCGCCACATTCGGCGTTGACGCGCTCGACGCGCTTGACGAGCTTCGATTCCTCAGCGCGGATAGCGCCCTCGGCGGGCGGGTTCGTGGTGATGAGGCCGAAGTATCGGGCGGGGAATCCGGTCAGGGAGGCGGCGAGCTTGCCGTAAAGCTCGATGGTGTTGTGGAAGTTGGATAGTTCGCCGGGGGCGAGCTGCGTGACCTTCGCGCCCGCGTTCTGCAGGGCCACGAAGGGGTTGATGTAATTGGTCCACGCGCTCGGGTCGGCGAAGTCGCTGCGCTTGGCGCCCATGATGATTCGCTTCGGGACCGCGTTCGTTTCAAGGGCGGCTTGCATCTGCGTGATAGCGCGGGCGGCGGCGTCGGTCACGCCCATGATGTCGTCCATCTCGCTGTGCCCGGTTGTTTCGCCCGTCATCTGACGATTGAAAGACGGGATCACGGGCACGACACCGAGGCCGTGCTGGTCGCGGTCCACGACGCGCCACGCGCCCCCTACCGTCGCATAGGTGGTGGTGGCGTTCGGCGTGTAGATCGTCGCGTAGCGGGTTTGCGTGCCGTCGGCGGCCTGGTCGGCGACGATGCGCACCGCGTGCGTGATCGTCTTACGGCGATAGTCATACTTCACGGTCATTTGACGCGGGGATTCCACGCAAATGATCGGGTAATCGCCCTCGGCGTCGCCGACACCGACGGACAGGTAAGCCCGCCCGTAAATGAGCCGGTCGCGCTTCCACTTACAGAGTTCGGCCTCCAAATCGTTCGCGTCGATCATGGCGCGAAGATCCTCAGCGACCTCGGGATGGGCGGGGACCATGATGCCGCGCACGTCCTGACGCTCCTCAATCGTGTCAACCACGACGCGGGGCCAGTTGACGACAGTTTCGAGGGTGCGCAGCGACGGGGGCAGCGCCAGACCAAGGTGCTGCAACGTCTGACGGCCCTCGTAATAGGCGCGGTACTTGCGATCCGCCGGTGCCGTGAGGTTCAGGGCGTTCTCAGCTTCGGCGAGGAGCTGCGCCTCGTCGCGGGTGATCTGGTCAGTCATGTGTGTCCTTTACCAAGCGAAACTGATTGCGCCGCCGGGCTCCCAGCCTTCGGCGTGCTCATCCGCCGCGGCCTCGTGGGCGAGAATGTCGGCCATAAGTACGTCGATCTTCATGTGCTCGGCTGGCTTGCCGAGGATGAATTTGTCGCCCGGCTTGGCGACCTTCCGGGCGTGGAGCGCGCATAGCTTCGCGGTCTCATCCGGGGTGTGCGTGGTGAGGCCTTCGGCGAGATCCTCGCGGAAACGCACGAGGGCCGCGAACATGCGGGTGATCGAGTTTGTGGGCCACTGGACCACCACGTAATCGCCGTAGAGCTGTTCCCAGTGGTCGATCTGCGTTTCCCAGTGCCTCGGGTCGCAGTAGAAGCGCTGCACCGTGTAACGGTCCATGAGCTCGGCGACCGCCGCGTCCACCTCACCACGGGGAATGCGGCCCTCGGGCCACTCTTCCGGGTTCCACACGGTGGGCCGCTGATCGGGGCCGTACGTGGGGGTGAAACGCAGGCCGTCGACGGTTTCGGCGCGGATTGCCGTCCAGTCGCCCGACCGCGAGCCGTCAAAGCCCAGGGCGATCTCGCAGCCTGGTTCGGGCTGGGTGTCGCGGGTCTGACGGTCCCAGACCTTCTCGGTGAGATAGGAGCCTTTGCCCTGCACAAGCCGATTGCCGAAGAATCGCTCGGCCTGCGTGGGATCGGTTTCCATGAGTTCGTCGACCTCGGCGTCGATCGCCTTGGGGTCCACCCACGGCGACGAGGCGTACACGAAGCGGTGAATCTTCGACCTGTCCGCTTTTTTCGTGTAGTCCCAGTCCAACGGGGGTTTTTCGTAAAACTTGAAGATGTCCCGCGCCCGGCTCTGGTAGGCCTGCTGCGCCGCTGAATCTTCCATGGGGTCCCACGGGTTTGTGAGCTCAATTGTGCGGCCCTGCATACCGGCGACCGCGCGTCGGATCGTCTGCCACGTATTCAGCACGCCCGATTGGGGTGTGTAGAGGCCTGACTCGTCCGCGATAGCGCAGGTGAAGGGCTGGCCGAGCTTGGAACGCGCTGCGCTCGTGACGGGCACGATCTTCCCCTCATTCGGGAGACGTACGAAACCCTCACGGACGCGCACGAAATCGCCGAGAGGGCCGCTCTTAATCATGGCCTGCAACGGCTCGTACACGTTTCGCGTCTGGTCCTCAGCGAAGGCCAGGAGGGCGATCAGGCTTTTATCACGGGGGCGGCCCATGGCCTCGCCTGGCTCGTACCAATATTCCCAGCCGCAACCGCACCCGTGGTCCGCGCAACGGTACACGTCGCCGTCCTTCGCCCACCCGGCGAACATTGCCGGGCCCACGCCTTCCGCGAGCGCAACCGCCGCCGCGAGCGGCGACTTACCCGACTTCTGAGGGCCAACCCACAGGCTACGGCGGTAGGTGAACGGCTCCACGAGACGGTGAGGGTCAGGCTTTGCGGTCGCCTTGATGCGGTAATGATTGGCATTGCAAAACAACTGCCACCCATTCAGCACGAGCGGCTGGTTGAAATACACGCCCGAGGGGACCAGGCAGTGCGCCTCGATCCAGTCAGAGATCAGGAACCCGAGCGTGTGATTCGGGTTGAAATCTAGGGCGAGCGGGGGCGGCGCGTACTCGTCATGAGCCATTTGCGTCGCCGTCGACGACGGTCATGCCAGCGAGCCGGGCGCGGGAGGAGCGGCGGCGGGCCGGGCGCTCAGAGGGTTCGGCCTGGTCGGCGGGCTGGCCGGTCGTGATCTGCCACTGGTGCAGGGCCAGGCCAGAGGCGGTGAGGCCGATCTGGTCGGCCAGTCGCAGGAGCGCGGTCTTATCCCCCGCCTTCGCACCTTCTTCCTCGCAGGTGACAGCGAGTCGCACCCACTGCGCGACGTTGTACGTCATCCAGGGCTGCTCGCGCCACACCTCGGACTGAGGTTGACGCCAGGCCCATTCCCACAGTTCTAGTTCGCGCTTCCATCTCAGCTCGGTTGCCAGCTTGCGGAAACGCCTGCCACCGTTCGGTAGGGTCTCCCACAGCTGCATGGGGGGCATGGCGAATTCGGGTACGGGCGCGGTGGCGGGGACGCCGCCGAGCTGTCGGAAGGCGATCCCGCGCGCGTCGCTTCGGGCACTGTTCGGGTTGACGGGCGGCCCACTACGGGCGCGCGCTCCACCAGAAGGCATGATCGTGTCTCCTCACGGGGCGGCGTCGCACCGCCCTGCAGGGCCACCTCGGCGTCGCGCCGGGCGGCTTTTCGGTTGCGGGCGGGGTGTTTTGAACCCTCCGCACTGTTTACATC